CGCGGCCAGAGGAATCTGTGAGATGAGCTTCGATGATGTGCGCTTTCCCGCCGCCGTGGCGCGCGGAACCTCCGGCGGCCCCGAGCGGCGCACCGACATCGTGATCACCGCCTCGGGCGGTGAGGAGCGCAACAGCCGCTGGGCAGACTCGCGGCGGCGCTACAATGCGGGCTTTGGCGTGAAGTCACTCGACGACATCCACGCCGTGATCGCCTTCTTCGAGGCCCGGCGCGGGCGGCTGCGCGGTTTCCGCTGGAAGGATCACATGGATTTCAAGTCCTGCGCCCCGTCGGGCAGCGTCACCGCGCTCGACCAGGCGCTGGGCACGGGCGACGGCGCGACGCCAGGCTTCCAGCTGGTCAAGCGCTACGGCACGGGCAGCAGCGCCTATGCGCGGACCATCACGAGGCCGGTTGCCGGAACGGTGCGGGTGGCGGTCGGCGGCGCCGAGGTGACGGGCTTCACGGTCAATGCCACGACCGGGCTGGTCAAGTTCGCGACACCGCCGCCGCCCGGCGCTGCCGTGACGGCCGGCTTCGAGTTCGACGTGCCGGTGCGCTTCGACACCGACACGCTGCGCATCAATCTCGCGCAGATCGCCGCTGGCGACATACCCGACATTCCGATCGTGGAGATCCGCGCATGAGGACGCTGCATCCGGCGCTCGCCCAGCATCTGGCGGGCGGGGCCACCACGCTGTGCCACTGCTGGCGGCTCGAGACGCGGGGTGGCGAGGTCCTGGGCTTCACCGACCATGACCGCGACCTCGCTTTCGAGGACGCGCTGTTCGAGGCGGAGAGCGGGTTCACGGCAACCGAGATCGACTCCGGGCTCGGCCTCGCGGTGGACAATCTCGAGGCGTCGGGCGCGTTGTCGTCAGGCAGGCTCTCGGAGACGCGGCTGGCGGCTGGCGATTTCGACGATGCGCGGATCACGCTGTGGCGGGTCAACTGGGCCGACCCGGAGCAGCGGGTTCTGATCATGAGCGGCAATCTCGGCGAGGTGACGCGGAGCGGCACCTTCTTCCAGGCCGAGCTGCGCGGCCTTGCGCATGTGCTGAACCAGCCGCGCGGCCGGCTGTTCCAGTATGGCTGCGACGCGGTGCTTGGTGATGCGCGCTGCAAGGTCAATGCCGAGAGCGCCAATTACAGCGCAGATGCGCTGGTCTTTTCCTGTGCGCAGAACCGGCGGATCACCGTGAGCGGCGCGGAGAGCTTTCCGCCGGGCTTCTTTGCCGCCGGGACGGTGCGCTTCCGCTCGGGAACGAACAAGGGCCGCGAGGCGCAGATCAAGTTCCACCGGGTGCAGGGCGGCACGGTCAGCATCGAAGTGTGGCAGCCCCTGCCGTCGGCGCCGCTGCAGGGTGACGCTGTCACGTTGCGCGCCGGCTGTGACAAGCAATTCGCCACCTGCCGCGACAAGTTCCGGAATGGCGTCAATTTTCGCGGCTTTCCGCACATGCCGGGCGATGACTTCGTGATGACCTACGCGCTCCGCTACAAGAGTTCCAGGAGCTGAACATGCCGACACGCGAAGAGATCGTCGCTGCCGCGCGCGGCTGGCGCGGCACGCCCTATCGCCATCAGGCAAGCCTCAAGGGCGCAGGGGCGGACTGCCTTGGCCTCGTCCGCGGCGTATGGCGCGAGACGATGGGCAATGAACCGGAAGCGCTTCCCGCCTATGGCCGGAGCTGGGCCGAAAGCGGCGGCGGCGAAGCCCTGATGATGGCAGCCCGCCGCCACCTCGTGGAAATTCCGTGTACGGCGTTTCTGGCCGGGGACGTGCTTCTGTTCCGCTGGCGGCGGCACCTGCCAGCCAAGCATGCCGGGATTGCCGTGTCGAAGGCCGCCATGATCCATGCGCAGGAGGGCGCGGCGGTGACAGAGGTTGCGCTGTCACAATGGTGGCTCCGTCATCTGGCGGCTGCCTTCCGATTTCCGGGGATCGAGCACTGATGGCGACGGTTGTCCTACAAGCCGTGGGCGCGGGACTTGGCACGCTGCTGGGCGGGCCGGTGGGCGGCATCATCGGCCGTGCGCTTGGCGCCGTGGCCGGGAGCTTTGCCGACCAGGCTCTGTTCGGCTCGTCGAAGCGGGTCGATGGCCCAAGGCTGTCGGACCTGCGTGTCATGGCATCATCGGAGGGTGCGCCGATCCCGAAACTGTGGGGCCGCATGCGCGTTGCCGGACAGGTGATCTGGGCGACAGAATTCGAGGAGGACCAGAAGACCGACACGGTGGGCGGCGGCAAGGGCGGCAGCGACAGTGGCGGCAACACGGTCCGGACCTACAGCTATTTCGCCAATTTCGCCGTGGCGCTGTGCGAGGGCGAGATCGACCGCATCGCGCGGGTATGGGCCGATGGCAAGCCTTTCGACATGTCAGGCGTCAGCGCGCGCCTTCATACGGGCAGTGAGACGCAGATGCCCGACAGCCTGATCACGGCGAAGATGGAGGGCGCCGAGGTTCCCGCCTATCGCGGCACGGCCTATGTGGTCTTCGAGCGCCTGCCACTGGCAGATTTCGGAAACCGTCTGCCGCAGCTGTCCTTCGAAGTGGTCAGAAGCCTCGGGGGCACCGAGCGCCATGTGCGGGCGGTGAGCATCATTCCGGGCTCGACCGAGTTCGGCTACGACACCGAGGTGGTGACGACCGAGCGCGAGGCGGGTGTCACGGAGTCCGAGAATGCCCACGCCTCGGCGGTACAGAGCGACTTCATCGTGTCGCTGGACGAACTCACCGCCACCTGCCGCGATGTCCGCGCGGCAGCCCTGGTGGTGGCCTGGTTCGGCGACGACCTGCGCTGCGGCAGCTGTTCCATCCGGCCGGGCGTCGACGCGGCCGTGAAGGAGACCAGTGAGGACTGGCGGGTAAACGGGATCGAGCGCAACGCGGCGCATCTGGTGAGCCTCAGCAATGGCGGCCCGGCCTATGGCGGAACACCCTCGGACGAGTCGGTGATCCATGCCATCGGAGAGCTCAAGGCGCGCGGCCTCAAGGTCATGTTCCACCCCTTCGTGCTGATGGACATTCCACAGGACAATGGCAGGCCAGACCCCTATGGCGGGACCATGCAGGCGGCCTACCCCTGGCGCGGGCGCATCACCTGCTCCAAGGCTCCGGGCCGCGCGGGCTCGCCGGACAAGACCGCCGGGATGGCGGCCGAAATCGCGAGCTTTGTGGGCAGCGCCGCGCCCGGTGATTTCAGCTCGGGTGGCAGCACGGTCAGCTATTCCGGGCCGCCGGAATGGAGCTTCCGGCGCATGATCCTGCACTACGCCAAGCTCTGCGCGCTGGCGGGGGGTGTTGATGCCTTCCTGATCGGCAGCGAGCTGCGTGGCCTTTCGACCCTGCGGCGTGAGGCCAACCGCTTCGCCTTCGTCGAGGCGCTGGTGGCGCTGGCGGCGGATGTGAAGCAGATCCTTCCCGGAGCGCGCATTTCCTATGGCGCGGACTGGACGGAATATGCCGGGCACCAGCCCGATGACGGGACGGGGGACGTGTTCTTCCATCTCGATCCGCTCTGGTCGGCAGCTGCTGTGGACTTCATCGGCATCAACAACTACATGCCGCTGGCCGACTGGCGGGACGGTGATCAGCATACGGATCATCTTAGCGGCGCGCGCTCGATCTACAGCCTCGACTACCTCAAGGCCAATATCGCGGGCGGCGAGGGCTTCGACTGGTACTACCGCTCGGCTGCCGAGCGCGATCAGCAATTGCGCACGCCGATCAGCGACGGTGCCCATGGCAAAGCTTGGGTGTTCAGGCGAAAGGACCTGAAGAACTGGTGGCGGAACCAGCATTTCGACCGCCCGGGCGGGGTGGAAAAGACAATGTCCACCGCCTTCGTGCCGGAGGCGAAGCCGATCTGGTTCACCGAGGCAGGCTGTGCGGCGATCGACAAGGGGTCGAATGAGCCCAATGCCTTTCTCGATCCCAAATCCGCGGAGTCGCGCCCGCCCGCCTATTCGAGCGGCGCGCGCGATGACTTCATGCAGCACCGCCATGTGGTGGCCATGGACGAATACTGGTCGGCCGCAGGCAGCCACAATCCCGTGTCGTCCGTGACGGGCGAGCCCATGGTGAATGCCGGGCGGATCTTCCTGTGGGCCTGGGATGCAAGGCCCTATCCCCATTTTCCGGCGCGTGCCGATGTCTGGTCGGATGCGTCCAACTACGCGCGCGGGCACTGGCTCAACGGGCGGGTGGGTGCCGTGCCGCTCTGTGCGCTCATCGCCGCGATCGCCGATGGCTATGGCTTGCCCGATGTCGATGTGACGGCGGTGGACGGGCTGGTTTCAGGGCTGGTGATCGACCGGGTGATGACCGGGCGCGAGGCACTTGAAGGACTTATGGCGGCCTTCGCCATCGACGCGGCAGAGAGCAATGGCGTGCTGCGCTTCTTCATGCGCGAGCAGGCCGCCGAGATGGGGGTGGCGGCGTCCTTGATCGCCGAGACCTCGGAGGAGGCGCCGCTGCATGTGATCCGGCGGGCGCAGGAGACGGAGCTTCCCGCTGCCGTGAAGCTCTCCTATGCCGAGGCCGGACTGGACTACCGGCTGGCGGTGGTCGAGGCGAAACATGAAGGCGGCTCCAGCCAGCGCGACGGGCTGATCGAGCTGCCCGCCGCCACCAACCAGGAACTGGCGCAGATGCGCGCGGCGGTCACGCTGCAGGAGGCCTGGGCGGCGCGCGAAAGCATTGAACTGGCCCTGCCGCCGTCGTGTCTGGCGCTTGAGCCCGGTGATGCGGTGCGGCTTGATCTGCCGGAGGGGCCTTACAGCTTTCGCATCGAAGACATCTCAGATGGCCTTGTGCGCAAGATCCGCGGACGGCGCTTCGACCGTGCGGTCTATCAGCCGGCGGTGGCGCCGGCGCGCAGCGAGGTGGCGGACGTGGCCGTGGTCTATGGGCCGCCCGATGCGCAGATTCTCGACCTGCCGCTTGCCGACGGAGTCGAGGCGCCGCATGCGCCATGGGTGGCCGCAACGGCGCGGCCCTGGCCCGGCGCGGTTTCGCTCTACCGCCAGACCGGCACGGCCAGCGCCGTGTTCAACCGCGAGATCGGTCTTGCCGCCGTGATGGGCGAGACCACCAGCGCGCTCGCCGCCGCGCCCCCCGACCAGTTCGACCGTGGCGCAGGTCTGACGGTCCGGGTGCGCACGGGTGCGCTGTTTGCGGTGACGATGGAGGAATTGCTGCAGGGCGCCAATGCCGCCGCGATCGGCAGCATGGACACGGGCTGGGAGATCATCCAGTTCGCAGGCGCAGAGCTGATCTCGGAGCAGACCTACCGGCTGAGCCTGCTGCTGCGCGGGCAGGCGGGCTCGGCACCCGAGATGCTGGCAACGCGGCCCGCCGGCGCGCGCTTCGTGCTGCTCGATGACGCGGTGGTGCAGCCCGCCATCTCGCTGTCGCAGGCCGGGCTTGCGACAACATGGCGGCTGCTGCCGTCGCATCATGAATTGGGACGGGCGGAGCGCGTGCTGGACCATCGGGGCATGCTGCTCGGCCTGCGGCCCCTGTCGCCGGTGCATCCGCGGGCGCGGCGGACGGGTGCCGATCTGGCGCTGAGCTGGACGCGGCGCACCCGCATCGGTGGTGACAGCTGGGACCTCGCCGAGGTGCCGCTGGGCGAGGAGCGCGAGAGCTATGATCTCGAAATCCGCGCCGGCGGGTTGCCGAAGCGCAGTCTGCGGCTGACCGAACCCACCTATCTCTACACCGCCGCGCAGATGAACGCCGATCTGGGCCAGGGCGCGCGGAGCTTCACATTGCGCGTGGCGCAGGTCTCGGCGGCCTACGGCCCCGGGGCTTTTCTGGAGACGACGATCGATGTCTGACACACCGCTGCTCAATCTGCCGCTGCTTGCCGCCGCACAGGCGCAAAAGCACATCACCCACAATGAAGCCTTGCTGCTGCTTGAGGCCGCAGTGCAGCTCTCGGTGAGTGACCGCGGGCTTGCCGCGCCGCCTGGCAATGCTGCCGAGGGCGCCCGCTATCTGGTGCCCGAGAACGCCACCGGCGCGTGGACCGGCAAATCAGGCCGCGTGGCGCTGATGCAGGGCGGGGACTGGAGCTTCCTCACGCCACGCAAGGGCTGGCGCATGTGGGTCGAAGACGAGGGCAAGCTGCTGCTCCATGACGGTGCGCAGTGGCTGGACCTTCTTTCCTTCACGGAATTTGCAAATCTGCAGCGGCTGGGGGTGAACGCCACGGCGGACAACACCAACCGGCTTTCGGTTGCCGCGGCGGCGACGCTGCTCAGCCATGCGGGCAGCGACCACAGGCTGAAGCTCAACAAGAATGCCACCGCCAACACGGCGTCGCTTCTTTTCCAGACGGGCTTCGCGGGCCGCGCCGAACTGGGTCTGATGGGCAATGACGATCTGGCCTTCAAGGTGAGCGCTGATGGCGCCCTCTGGAAGACTGCACTCGTCATCGACCGCGCCTCCGGCGTGGTCAGCCTGCCGAGCACGCCGACACTGGCCGCCGCGGCGCTGTTCGGCCAGTCGCTTGCGAGCCAGGGGCCGGGCTTCGCGGCGGACAGCTATCTGAGCGGGTCCGGCATTGCCATTCCGGCAGGCCGGCTCAAGGCGGGGAGCCGCTATGCGCTGGTCTTCGATGTCAGCAAGACGCCGGCGGGTGTTGCCGCACCGGTACTCACACTGCGGTTCGGCGCGGCCGGGACAGCCGCCGATGCGGCGCTGGCGGTGCTGAGCTTTCCGGCGCAGACGGCCGTTGCCGATGACGGGCGCTTCAGCCTCGATGTCACCTTCCGCAGCGTGGGCGCGGGGACCTCTGCCGTGGTGCAGGCGGTGGCGGCGCTGGTGCACAGCTCCGCGTCGAGCGGTCTTGCCAATGTGGCGAGCCCGGTGCGCCGGGCAACGTCGGCGGGGTTCAACAGCACGCTCGCCAATGCGGTGATCGGCGTTTCGGTCAACGCCGGGGCCGCGGCAGCCTGGACGGTGAGCCTCGTTCAGGCGCAGCTCGACAACCTGCAATGACCAGCCTCGACCGTGATGTCGGCGCGCTGGAGGCACGCATGCGGGTTGTGGAGCAGGAGATCCACGCGATGCGGGATGACGTGCGCGAGATTCGCGATGCGCTGGTGAGCGCGCGCGGCGGCTGGAAAACGCTGACGCTGGTGATCGGCGTCTCCGTGTCGGTGGGTGCGCTGCTGTCGCGGCTGCTGCCGGCACTGCTGAGCCACAGACTGTGAGGTGAGAGATGAAGATGACGGAGGAGGGGCTGGCGCTGATCCGCCGCTTCGAGGGTTTTCGCAGTGCGGCCTATCGCTGCCCGGCGGGCGTATGGACGATCGGCTATGGGCATACGTCGCAGGCGGGGCCACCCCGCGTGATGGCGGGCATGGTGATCAGCGAGGCCGAGGCGCGGCGCATTCTGGCCGCCGATGCGGAGGGTTTCGCGAAGCATGTGCGCGCCGCGCTGACGCGGGAGATTTCGCAGCCGCAGTTCTCGGCGCTGGTGAGTTTTGCCTTCAATGTCGGGGCATCGGCATTCCTCAGGTCATCGGTCCTGAAGGCCGTGAATGCGGGCCGCTTCGATGAGGTTCCCGCGCTGCTCGGACGCTGGGTCAGGGCCGATGGGCGGGTGCTGGACGGGCTGGTGCGGCGGCGGGCTGCCGAGGGCGAACTCTTTGCGCGTGGCAGCGCGGAGACGACCCCGCAAGCAGGGCGCGGCCTGGTGGATCTGATCCTGGCGCTGTGGCGGTTTCTGAGGATGGGACCGGGGAGGCAGGCATGACATTTCCGATGGGCGTGGCGGCCGGACTGGCGCGTGGACTGGTCGAGGGGCCGGTGATGAAGCTGCTCGAGGCGCATATCGCTGACCAGGAGTTGCGGCGAAAGCTCGCTGCCGAGCTGGAGAAGCAGGCGGTGAACTATTTCACGCGCGGTGCCGAGCTGGGCGCGGGCGTGGTGATGGCCGAGGTCCAGTCCGAGCACTGGCTCAGCCGGAGCTGGCGGCCACTGCTGATGCTGCTGCTCATGGGCTTTCTGGTGCTGGCCGGCTTCGTGCTGCCGCTGGCGGATGCGATTGCTTGACGGACCCTTCCCTTCGCGCCGCGCTGGCAGGCGCTGCCCCAGGGCTTCTGGGACTTCCTCGCGGTGGGCATGGGTGGCTATATTGGCGGGCGCTCGCTGGAAAAGGTGGCGGGCGCGGTGGCCTCGATGAAAGCGACGGACGGGCGGACAGCGGGTCTGCCGTTCATGCGCCGTTCAGACAGGATGGACTAGACCCGCGCCATGAAGAGACAGGGTTGTGACACGATGCGCAGGACGCTGACATTTGCCGGGGCCGTTCTGGCCGCTGCACTGTTTGCCCTTCCGGCGGCAGCGGGGCAGGACGGGATTCCGCCCTCCGGCGCTGTGAAGCGCGCCGTCGCGGCAGTGCCGGGTGCCGAGCCGCTGGGCGTCAAGCGCAAGGGCGCCATCTATGTTGTCAAGCTGAAGCAAGGTGGTAGCATCATCCGGATGGGCGTTGACGCCAAGACCGGCGATGTCTTCCCCATGCAGTGAAGCGGTGTCCGGGGAGCCAATCATGCGTCTGCTCGTGGTCGAGGATGATCCGGACATCAACCGGCAGCTGGTCGCGGCCCTGCAGGATGCGGGCTATGTGGTCGATTCTGCGCGCGACGGCGAGGAAGGCCATCATCTGGGCGACACCGAGCCTTATGATGCGGTGGTACTCGATCTCGGCCTCCCGGTGATCGATGGCGTGAGCATTCTCGAAAAATGGCGGCGCGCCGGGCGCAAGATGCCCGTGCTGATCCTGACCGCCCGCGACCGCTGGAGCGACAAGGTGGCGGGCTTCGACGCGGGCGCCGATGATTACGTGGCCAAGCCCTTCCACATGGAGGAAGTGCTGGCCAGGCTCAGGGCGCTGCTGCGGCGCAGCGCCGGCCATGCCTCGAGCGAGATCACCTGCGGGCCGGTGATGCTGGACACCAAGGGCGCGCGGGTGACCGTCAACGGCACCGCCGTGAAGCTGACATCGCTGGAGTTCCGGCTGCTGGCCTATCTCATGCACCACAAGGGCAAGGTGGTGTCGCGCACCGAACTGGTCGAGCATCTCTATGACCAGGACTTCGACCGCGACTCGAACACCGTCGAGGTGTTCGTCGGGCGGCTGCGCAAGAAGCTGGGCGCGGATGTGCTGCACACGGTGCGCGGCATGGGCTATTGCGTGAGTGACGCGGGCGATGCGGCCTAGCTCGCTCTCGAGCCGGCTGATCCTGTCCTCGGCGCTGGTCAGTGTCGTGTTGCTGGCCGCGATCGGCGTTCTGCTCGCCAGCCTCTTCAATGCGGCGCTGGAACGCAATTTCGACCAGCGGCTGCGTGCCGTGATGGACGGGCTGCTCGCCAATCTTGAACTCTCGGAGACCGGCGTGCCGGAACTCTCGGGCGCGCTGGCCGACCCGCGCTTCGATCTGCCGCTGTCGGGCTGGTACTGGCAGGTCGTGCCGGTGGGCGAGGGCGGCGATCTGGCCTCGGGCTCGCTGCTGGAACAGCGGCTCGCCGCGCCGGGCAAAGAGCGCGGCCCCGATGGCGTGGCGAGCTTCTTTCTCACCGACACCAACGGCGTGATGCTGCGCGCCATCGAGCAGGTGTTCCGCCTGCCGGGCAGCACGCGCGACTATGCGGTGCTGGTGGCTGGAAACTATGACGCCCTGAGCCAGGAGGTGCGGACCTTCACCCGGGCGCTGAGCATCAGTCTGGTCGCGCTGGGGCTGGGGCTTCTCGCAGCGATCTTCGTGCAGGTGCGCTTCGGGCTGAGGCCGCTGCGGGCGCTGCAATCCGGCCTCCTTGCCATCCGCCAGGGCGAGGCCGAGGGGCTCAAGGGCAGTTTTCCCGCCGAGATCCAGCCGGTGGCGGAGGAGCTCAACCTGCTCATCCAGTCGAACGCCGAGATCGTCGAGCGCGCGCGCACGCAGGTGGGAAATCTCGCCCATGCGCTGAAGACACCGCTCAGTGTACTGACGAATGAGGCCGACGGCCAAGAGGGACTGCTGGCCGCCAAGGTACGTGAACAGGCTGCGCTGATGCGGGACCAGGTGAACCTCTATCTCGACCGGGCGCGGCGCGCGGCGCGCGCCCAGGGGCTTGGGGCCGTGACCGAGGTGAAGCCGGTGCTCGAGGCGCTGGCGCGCACGCTGGCGCGCATCAACCGCGACCGCGACATCGCCATCACCGTGAACTGCCCGGAAGAACTGCGCTTTCGTGGCGAACGTCAGGATCTCGAGGAAATGACCGGCAATCTTCTCGACAATGCCTGCAAATGGGCGGAGCGCCGGGTGACGGTATCGGCTGCCCTGGCGCCGGACCTTGCTGCGGCGGGGCGGGGCTTCCTGCGCATCACGGTGGATGACGACGGGCCGGGCCTGGCGCCCGAGGCCCGGTCGGAGGCCCTCAAACGCGGCCACCGCCTGGACGAGAGCAAGCCCGGATCGGGCCTCGGCCTGTCGATCGTGGCGGAGACCGCCGCCATGTATCACGGCGGCATCACGCTCGATGCTGCAACGCTCGGCGGCCTGCGGGCGGAACTCGTTCTGCCCGCCGCCATCTGACCGGCGGGCGATTTTTTCAAAAACCGACAACCCACGCTTGCAAATCGACCCGTTTCAGCCTAGGAATAGGCGAGTCGATGACAACCTTGGCGTTTGCCGAATGTGCCGTTCGTCTGATCCCCCCGGTCGCGAACGCACTTGCAGAAGGGCGGGCCAGAAATGGTTCGCCCTTCTCGTCAGGTGCCAGCCGCCTCGGCTCCGTCGATGACCGGAATGCCGCGTTCGCGGTAGGGCGTGCGGCCATAAAAGGCCCGGTAGCATTTCGAGAAATGCGAAGGCGACGAGAAGCCACAGGCCAGGGCCACATTGATCACCGACATGCCCGTCTGAAGCAGCAGCGAGCGCGCCTTCTTG